TATCATGATACCATGATACTTTGTATACCAAAGGATTTTTAGACTCAAATGAGACCATATTATCTTCTAATATACCAAATTTTCAGGAAATTCTCATGAAACAAAATCGCATTCTATGCAGTTTTCATTCACCCTTTCAAAGGAGTCTAATTTCATAATACTATTTTCTTCATACATTATGAGAATATATACGAGAGTCCAGCTATTTCCATCTCATTTTCATTAATCCCAAGTATCACTAAATCATGAGTCATAATTCTGTTTTAAATTTGTATTTCTATTCTAATATATTTTATTAATCAATATTTTTTAAATTTTTAATTTGTATATATATATATATATGTGTAGATTATTTATATATTGTGGTAATAGTATATTATTAAAAAAAATATTATATAATGAAAAACATTCTATTTTTAAACAAAGTTATCATAAAAAATTTACTCCTTTATTAAAAGAATTAAATATTAGAGATCATGAATTAAATATAGATGGTTTTGGAGTTTCTTGGTATAATAAAAATAATAATAATAAAAATAAAAATAAAAATAATAATCCTTGTTTGTATTCAAGTTTAAAAACACCTTGGTGTGATGATAATTTAAAAAGGTTATGTAATATTTTAGAAAGTTCATTAATATTTGCTCATGTTAGAGGTATAAAACCTTTTTCTAGTAATTATTTAGTTCATGAATATAATTGTCATCCATTTATATATAAAAATTATTCATTTATGCATAATGGAGATATTAGTAATTTTAATAGTATGAAAAAAGATATTATTAATAAATTAGATAATAATATATTTCAATTAATAAAAGGTAATACTGATAGCGAATATATATTTGCTTTAATAATAAATGAATTAGAAATTAATAATAATAAAGATTATATAATAATAATAAAAAAGATTATTAAATATTTAATAAGCTTTAAAAATACAATGTCATTAAATTTAGCTTTTACTGATGGTGAAACAATTATATGTACTAGATATATTAATTCTAATTTAGAGGAACCACCATCAATATATTATAAAAAAAGTAATGATAATATTATTATTTCATCAGAACCAATAGATTATAAAGATGATTGGATTTTAATTGATAAAAATAGTATTTTAATATATAAAAATAATAATATAATTATAAATAAAATTTAATATAAAATTTAATATAAAATTTAATATGAAATAAAATTTAAATCTTTATTATTAAATAATAATGATAAAATATAATGATAATAAAGTGTTTAAATATAATGATAATAATGATAATGATTATGGATGGGGTTGTGCATATAGAACAACACAGACAGTTTTATATTCTTATTTAAAATTAAATAATAAATTATTAGATAGTAAAAATAATATTATTGATTCTAAAAATAAGAATGATGTAGTAGAAAAATATTTATCAATAAATGAAATTATGGATATATTAAATACTAAAGGAGATTATTTAAATAAAATATTAAATTATGGATGGTTAGAACCATTTGATTCATATATTTTATTTCAAAAACATTTTAAATTAAAAAATAATAAATTATATTTTGTTAGTAATAATAATTTTAATACTTCTAAAATTCAACAAAGAAGATGGAGTAATTATGAATTAGAAAAAAATCAAATATCAAAATATAAATGTATAAATGTTAAGCATTTTTTAAATATATTAAATAAACATTTTAATATGAATAAATGTATATATCCTCTTATTATAGATGATAGTATTTATTCATATAATATATTAGATTATAATGAAGATAAAGTTATAATAGGTGATCCACATATACATATGAATACTTCATTAAAAATTAAAGATAATATATCAAATATAATATATTCGATTTCAATTAATAAATTAAAAGATATTCTTGATAAAGGTTGTATGATATTTCATTTCATTTAATTGAAAATATAAACTAATTATTTTTTTTTATATAATTTGTTAAATATAAAGCAAAAAATAACCATAATATATATGGTATTAATAAATATGATGTTTTTTTATTTATCTTATAAAATTCTATAAATGTTAAGCAAGTATATAATATAATTATAATTAAATAATTAAACGCTTTATTAACATTTCTTTCTTTAAAAAATACTCGAGTCCAATTTAAATTAAATATTAATTGTATTAAAAAATATATTAAACCTAAACATAATGGATTACAATTTTTATCTTTCCAAATTAAAAAAGCAGAATATCCCATTAATACATAAAGTATAGGCCATACTACACCAAATACCCAACTAGGTGGTGATAAAGTAGATCTTTTTAATTTTTTATACCAATCTCTATTATAAATATTAGACATTAATATATTATATAATATAATATAATATTTTAATTAAATAATTTTTAATTAAATAATTTTTAATTACTTTTAATTAAATAATTTTTAATTACTTTTAATTACTTTTAATTAAATAATTTTTAATTACTGCATTTTAATTCATCTTTTTTAGAATATACATTACCATTATAATTTAATTTACAATCTACAGCTGCTTCTTTTAATGCTTTTTCAAATTGATCTATAATTATTTTTTTTTTATCAGCTAAACCTAAAATATATGTGTCAATTGTTTCTTTATTAGATCTATGAACTGCTAAATATAAATAAATATTAACTTTTCTTCTAGATTTAGGCATATCTTTATGAGAACAATATCTAACTGCTCTACCAATAACTTGTTCTAATAAAGAATAATTCCAATATGGTTCCATAATATGAACTTCTGACATTCTTAAAAATGATACACCTTCTTTTATTGAAGGTGATCCTAAAATAACTTTAATTTTTTCTCCTTTATGATTAATTTTTTGATTAAATACATTTCTTATTTCATCTTTTAATTTTCTATTTTCATCACCTGACCATATAGCATATCTATTTTTCCCTTCACCATAATCTTTATAACTTTTAAAACCATTATTATCTAAAACTTTAGCAAATGACATTATTCCACCATAACTTTTAAAATTAGAATAAACAAAAACAGGACCTGTAGCTTTTTTTATTTTTTTTAAAATAGCATAAAATTTAATAGAATATTGTTTTAAATTTCCCATTTGTAAATAACTTCCTTTTAATTGATTAAAACCTTCTTCATTAATTTTTTTTTTAGGAAAAGCAATATTTGATATAATTCTAGATCCAATAAAAAAATTATTTGGTAATTTTAATATCTCTCCAGTTTTAAATCCTTCATCTTCATTTACTGTTAAATAAGATTTATATTGATAATCAGACATATTACAATATACTAAATTAAATTTCTTTTTAGGAAAAGCAATTGGTGGAGCACCCCGATAAAATGAAACATGACCTTTTATTAATTTTTTAAATAAATTAATATTTTTAATACTCAAATCATAATCATCATTTTTACATTTTGATATTTTTATAAATTTATCATTAAATTTATTACCTATTGGTAATTGTTCTGGAAGTTTTAATAAATTTAAAACTAACGCAATTTCTGATGGTTTATCAAAAATAGGTGTTCCTGATAAAACAACTACTTTATTTTCTTTAGCTTTATAAATAGCTTCATAAAATATTTTATAAAATAAACCTTTTTCAGAAATTATATTTTGAACTTCATCAATAATCAAAATACTATTATTTAAATTTATTTTTCTATCTTCAAATAAATTAATAAATTTATTATAAGAATATATTTTATAAAATTTACTTACTTTTTTTTCAGACTGTTTTAATATTTCCAAATATTCTTTACTTGTTGGTTTTAATTCTTTTAATTTATTAGCATCCACTTTACTTAAGTAAGTATTTCCTACACATTGTGTATTTAATTCTTTATACATATTTCCAATTAATGATGCAGGTGTTACAATTATTATTTTTTTTTTTCCTTTAAAATTTTCCGCAATTTTTAATGCCGCACATGTTTTACCCGCACCTATTTGATGATAAATTAATAATCCATTATATTTAGTTTTTGGATTAATAAAATTAGCTACAAATTCTTGTGGTAATTGTAATTTATATTGTTTTGGAAAACAAATTTGTTCAAATGTTTTTGGAGTTTTTGAAATTCTATAATCATTAAAAACTTTATATATTTTTTTATTAAAATTAGTATCTTTTAATTTAGGATATTTGCTCATACTTAATAATATAATATATAATATAATATTATAAATAAATAATAATAATATAATAAATAAATAAATTATCTTCTATTGAAAATATAATTATAAATATTTGTAACTGTTCCTAGAATACCTGTATTCTTTTGTTCTATTTGTTCTAATTTATTATTTATTTGTTCAATATAACGATAAATTCTAAATAATTGATTATTAGTTGAAAAATTTTTAAATTTATGTTCTTCAATAAACTCATCACCATATACTAAACTACAAACATCATCTACAAATGATGATGAATCACAATTAATATTATCACATCCTTGAATATCTTGCCATAAATAATCATTTTCAATATTATCTATATCATTTTTATATACAATTTTAATATATCCATTAATTAATCCATTAGTAATATTTAATGCTTCTAATGTAATATTATTATCTATATTTCTAAATTTACCTTCTACATATTCATCATCTTCCATTTCACCTTCAAATTTAATACTATTATTATTATTATTATGATACTCTGTTATACATCCATTATATTGATCATTTGAATATTCTCCAGTAATTTTAATTCTTCCATTATCATAATATTTGGTAAAAAATTTTTTATCTTTAATTGTATTAAAAGTTTTTTGAAAATTATTAAATGATGATTTAGAATGTTTGTCAAAACGAATACCATACATTTTATTTTTATAATTAAAAGTTAAATCACTATCTTCATTATTATTATATTGATAATCCATATCAATAGAAATAGGTATTCTCATATTTAATATATTATCACTATCACTAATAATAATATATGGATGATACCTATGATTATATAAACTTAGAGTCTTTAATCCTATAATCTTCCATGATGTATTTATGTATTCATAAAAGTTAATAATATAAGTTGTTGATGCCATTATTTTTTTTATATTATATTAATATTTTAAATTTTAAATATTTTTTAAATCAACTTTTATATATATATATATTCAAATGACTAAAATAGTAAAATATAAAGAAAAATATTTAGATATAAAGAAAAATATTTAGATATAAAGAAAAATATTTAGATATAAAGAAAAATATTTAGATATAAAGAAAAATAAAAAAAAAGAAAAATAATTTATTTTATTTCTTCTTTATCTTTATTATCTAAAAATTTATTAAATTTTCTTACTGCTAATATTATATAAATCATTTAATGCTTTTCTATTTTCTAAATATCATTTAATACCATTTCATATTATTATATATAAAAAGTAAAGATATATAATATATTATTATGAAAGTATATGAAAATATTACTGATCAATGTGAAAAATTAAATATTAAAAATGTTACTAGTAATGATATAGAAGCATGGAATAAATATAAAAGTTATCATCATATATATAATAAGTTATGGATAGCAGAAAGTCAGGACATGCTATGTGGTCCAATGGGTATTGAACCTAAAAAATATCCAATTATTTTTAAACCTATTATAAATTTATATGGTATGAGTAGAAGTTTTAAAATAATTTATAATAAAGAGGAATATTATAAATATTTAAAAGATGGTTTATTTTGGATGGAATATTTAGATGGAGAACAATATAATATAGATTTAATAATTTTAAACGGAAAAATAAAATATTATACAGCTTTAAAAAGTATTCCATTTACAGAAGGAACATTTAAATATCATGAAGCATTACCTGATTATATTTTAAATAATAATATTATAGATTGGATAAATAAACACTTTAAAACTTATACTGGTTGTTTAAATATTGAAATAATAAATAATAAAATAATAGAAGCACATTTAAGGTTAAATGGGGACTACTATCTTTATGATGATGAATTTACAAAAGAATTAGGTAATTTATATAATCATAATTCATGGAATTATTCTAAAAAAATTAAAAAAAAATATTTAATTCCTATTTTTGTAAATAAAAATATTTATGAAATAAATTATGATTCAATTATACAAATATTAGATAATTATAATTGTGATAATATTCATTTTGATAATATTAATAGTAATTATCAAAAAGAAACCTTATCAAGATTATTAATGTTTGAATGTAAAAATTTAAAAAATGGTTTAAATGCGAAAGATGATATTTTAGATATTATACTTTAAATTGTGTTAAATCTGAATTATTTGGATCTGTCTTAATTAATTCAATATATCTTTTTAAATTAGTTTGAATATCAATACTACATAATGGATCAATACTAAAACAAAAATGGATTGATCCCAATATATAAAAATCTTTATTTATTTTATGTTGTGCTTTAATTAATATTAAATAAACACTTTTTATAATCTGTGTATTTTTTTGAATTTCTATATGATATCTATCTATTAAATCATATTTTTTTGTATTTAATAAAATACCTACACCTGGATAAAATTTCTTAAAATTATCATTATCATAACCATAATTGACATGACTTTCCCATCCATCATTTTTTTTCGGTAAATAATCATATAAAGTATAATTTTCCAACGATTGATTATTTATATATTCTTTTGAAAAAATATCTAATTCTTGTAAAGAAATACTATCATAATGATTATTAATAAATTCATTAATTTTTTCAAAAGTTCTTTCATTTTTATTTTTAATTCTTTCTATATAATCATTTTTAAAATTATTCTTTTTTTTAGCACCTTGAGTATTATTCTTAAAAATATTAAATTTATTTTCTTCTCTCATAAATATTAAAGATAAAATATTAAATGTTACAAAATCAAATTTTACATCTTTATATCTATATGATACTATTAAAGGTAAATGATCAGAACCATTTTTATCTATTAAATTTTCAATAGTATTTGGTATAGTTATCAATTTAAATTTAGATAAAATATTTTTTATACTAATATCTATTATATTTTTACTATAAAATATTTTATCAATTTTATATACATTAGTTTTACGCGAGTTTATAGCAGTTACATAATTAGGATTTAATATATTTAAACCAATATTATCTGTTATTATTGTATCATTATTAAAATCATTAGTATCTGCACCAATTATAATAAAATAATTTCTTATATAAACACAATCCATAATTTCTGGTCTGCGTATAAAATATTTTTTTAAATAATCTTTATTAGAGTTAGTTAAAATATTTTTTGTTGTATCTTCTTTTTTAAAATAATATTTTCTAAAATAATAAATTAAACTGGAATTATGTCCACGTGTTGATCCATCACATATACCATTAAGTGCTTTAGTAAAAGGTGGACAATCAGTTGCCTCTCTGCCGTAAACAATATTAATACTATTTTTATATTTAATACTATTTTTTATTTTTTTATTATTAAATCCTAAATAATATAATGATCTACATAATGAATAAAAATCTATGAATAACATTTTAATACTATCTATTTCATTAGGATTAGTAAAATTCTCAACAGTATCTATATATTCATATAAATAATTTTGTAAATTTACATGTTGTTTCTCTTCTACCTTAATTAATTGTTTAGCATGTCTAGTTGTAGTTATATTCTTTTTATCATATTTTATTATAGTTTTAGCTTTCCAGTTTTGTCTTTGTGTTTCACTATATTTTGGTATTTCAAACATTATTTTATTTAAGGTAAATTTTACATTTATTATATTTAAATCGTCATAAATATATCTATTAAAAAAATAATTTATATCTAAATCATTTTTGGAATTATAATATGTAGTATATTTAGTTTTTAAATCTGTAAATATATTTGTAGGATTAGTATTTGTAATATAAACCGGATGAATTCCAAAACAAAATAAGTAAAAACAATGTATTTTATAAAATTCTATATTTTTGAACTTGTTTAAAAATTTTACAAAATTTTCTGCACCTAATTTCAAAGTATTTTCAAAATAATTTTTATAATATATATATGAATAATCATTTTTATTATCTAGAATATGTAATTGAATAACTTTTAAAAAAGTATTAATATTATAATAAAATCTAAAATCTGTATAATTATATAAATATTTATCTTTATTACAAACAAATTTATTTTTATAATCCAAATTATCTTTACATAATTTATTAAAACGTAATATATTTAATAATTCATTACGCATAGGTGTTTGATCTTTACCATGACCTATAGTACTCAAATTATCTTTATATATTTGTAAATAAAAATTAGCAGATAATTCTTCTGAATATATATACTTAATTAAATCTGTAATAAAAATATCTGGAGGATTATGTTTTGGTTTTTTTTTTAAATTTGATATATCTAAAGTAGCTAATATATTTTTATCAGGAAATGCCGCACATAATTTTGTATAATAATCATTAAGTGAATGACTATAACTGTTATCTACAGCATGATTATCTCCTAAAAATACTATTATTGAACCATTTATTTTGATAATTCCAAACAAATTAATTCCACTTATAGAATCTATACTATTTATATAATCCTCAAACCTTTTTATATTTGGATCTGTATTTTTTATAATTATCTTAGTTTCACCTACATTACCTACTACATCTACATTACCTACATTACCATTATTATTATCATCATTATTATCCATCATTATATTTGGATCTGTATTTATTATAATTATCTTAGTTTCACCTACATTACCTACTATATCTAAATTACCTACATTACCTACTACATCTACATTACCTACATTACCATTATTATTATCATCATTATTATCCATCATTATATTTTCATTATTATCATCATATTTTTCACTATTATTTTCATTATTAATATTACCTTCATTTTCATCACCATCTTCATCTGTATTTTTTGTAATTATCTTAGTTTTTTTTTTAGTTTTTTTACCTGAACAATTATATATTTTAAAATCTTTTTTAAATTTATTAAATATATTATTATCAACTTTTTCAGATAAAAATTCATTTTTTTTAATATCACTTTTATTTCCTAAATATATATCATATTTATCAGGATTAATTTCTTCATAATTTTGCATAATACAATCATCAAAATTTATTGGTAATATATATTTTCGTTTATTACCACCTTTTTGTTTTAATTCTAAATATTTAGCTTTATATTTAAAATATTTAGCTTTATAACAAATCATTATATATATATATATATATATATAAAATTGATATTATTATTAATTACACAATATTTTCTATATAATATAAAAAAATGGCATACATTTTTGATATAGAAAATAATAATAATCAATTAACTTTATATTGTTTTAAAGATTTTAATACATTTATAATTAAATTATCTCAAATATCTGAATTAAATTATAATAATTTTTTAAATAATAATCTAATTAATGAGAATAGATATTTAATTAAAAATTTAAACAATCAAAATATATTAATGGAATATTTAGATTGTGATATATCAATGAATACTGTTTTTGATAACAATTATAATATTAGTACTTTTAATGATTTTAATTATAATAATTATCTATATTTAGATATCATAGTTTGGATGAATATTTTGGGTAGAATTAATTTATAATTATTGTGATTTAATTTTAATCTCATTTCCAGATGAATTAGCAAAATTTATTTTCAAAAATACTTCTTTATTTTTAGGATTATCTGGTTGATATCTCATTCTATTTTTTTTAATATATTTTGTATTTCTATTATCTAATCTTTCAAAATGTCGCGTATGTGTATCATATGTATCACCTATACATTGCGTAAAAAAATCTTGAAATGGTGTATTATCTAATATATTTTTATTATTTTTATCTAAAAATTTTCTTTTATAAATAATTAAATTTTTAATCATATAATCAATATTTTGTTTTTCAGAATTTTTATTAATTTTTAAATAAAAACTATTAATTAATAAAAACATAAAAACTATATTAAATGATCCTATTTTAATATTTTTTTTTTCTAAATGTTTATATGGAATACATTTATTATTATTAGAATATATATTTAATATAATTTTTTTATTATAAAGAAAACTAGTTTTTCTTCCTGTAAATTGATAAAATGGACAATATTCTTTTTTTTCAATATTTGAAAAATTTTCTTTTAACTTCTTAAAAATATTTATATTATCTTCTTTATAATTATTTGTAATAACATCATAATATGGTGAATATAATTCTTTTTTTTCAGAGAACGAAATATATTTAAAATAATTAAAAGCATAATAACCAATTACAATTAATTTACTATTAACCAAGATATTTTTTCTAATATAATCTAATATACTATTATCATTTTCAATTTTAATAAATTTACCATCTAAATTTAAATTATAATATTTAAATAATTCTAATGCTCTTTTACCATTTTTACTCATTCTCCAATAACTTGTAACTGGATCATTAAATATTCTTAATATATCTATTAAAATAAAATTAAATGTTGGATAAAGTAAGCCATTTATATTTATATATTTCATATTATTATAAATATATTTTGGCATATAAGATATATCACAATATTCTATATAATTAACTTGTAGTTTATATGTTTCATCGTGTTGTGCATCTACTCCATTTATATATTTATATCCTTTTTTATATAATATATCACATAATTCTATTATATCTTTTATAGGTTCAGGTGAATAAAATTCATAATCTGCCATATCATATTTATCATAAAAACTAGTTTTTGAATTTTTTTTTTTTAATAAAGCTTCCCAACATTTACCACCATATATAATTCTTTTTTTCTTTTTAATATATTCTAAAATTATTTTAACTATATCATTATACTCATTAATATTTGGTTTTAATTTTAATACTTTTTCTTTTTTCCCAGTATCCTCTATATTCTGTAAATTTTTATTAATTAATTCTATAGATTTTAAATCATATAATTTCATATTATATATATATATAATATATATATAATTTCAAAATAGTATAAAAATTCATATTTTTTTTATAATAATAGTATAATAGTGGGTAATACCTAATTTTTCAAATGCCAAATGTCTATGTGCACCATCAACTAATTGATATTTTTTATCCCATATATTTGTAACAATTAACGGTGTAGGTTTATATTTTTTAGATTTTATATCCTTTATTAATTTTTTTACCTTTTTGTCCCATATTTTTTTCTTCACTATATAATAATTTTTCTTCATCAGGACCATTAATTCTAGATAATTTTTTTAATTCATAATTTTTTATAAATATAATATTACATTTTATTTTATTAATACTATTAACAACCCATTTTTTAATTTATCTTCATAATTCATATGAATATCCAATATAGATTTTAAATCATATGATTTCGTTATATTCATATTATATATAATATATATATAATATAAAAATTAATAATAAAATAATTTAGGACATAACTTCTTTTATATTAGCAGGCAATGGCTCTATACACGTATTATAAAATTTTTCTATATCTTTAATATATTGAGAATCTTGAGTAGTTACAAAATTAATAGCATAACCTTTTCTACCATATCTACCACTTCTACCAATTCTATGAATATAAGATTCTTTATCATTTGGTAAATCATAATTAATAACTAATGATACTTGGTGTACATCAATACCTCTTGCAAGTAAATCTGTTGTAATCAATATTCTACTATTACCTGCACGAAAATCTTTCATTACATCGTCTCTCATTTCTTGAGACATTTCGCCATGTATATAGGCTACTGGATAATTTTCATCAATTAAATTATCTTTTAACCATTCAACTTTTCTTTTATATGAACAATAAATAATTGATTGTCCTACTCCAACATGACCATATAAATCTTTTAATGTTTCATATTTATCTTCTTCAGCACTTAATCCAACATACCACTGTTTAATACCTTCTAATGTTAATTGCTCTTTTTTAACTAAAATTTGAACTGGATCTTTGATAAACTTTGTAATCATTTCTAAAATGTCCTTTGGTAGTGTAGCAGAATATAAAGATATTTGACAATTCTCATTTGAATATTCAATTATTGAAGTAATTTGTTCTTTAAAACCTTTTTGAAACATTATATCTGCTTCATCTATTACAAATAATTTTAATGTTGAAGTATCTATATTATTTCTTTTAATTTGGTCAAATATTCTTCCAGGTGTTCCAACTATAATTTGTGCATTACTAATTGAATATGTTTCTAATCGTTTTCCTCCAATTACGCCATAAATATTAATATTAGTATATGTTCCAATACGACTAATAACATTTAATGTTTGTTCTGCTATTTCTCTAGTTGGTGAAATTATAATTATTTGACAAGATTTTATATTTGGATCAATTAAATTTAAACAAGATATTGAAAATGTTCCTGTTTTACCTGTTCCAGATTGTGCCTGTATTATACAATTTCTGCCATCAATAACTGGCATAATTCCTATTTCTTGAATTTTAGAAGGTTTTTCCCAACCATATGCAAAAATACCTTTTAGTATATTTGGATGTAGTTTCATATCTTCAAAACGTTCATATTTTTCATAATTTGATGTTATTTTTATATTATTCATAATATTATTTAAATTTTAAATGTTTAAATATTAATATTATAATATTAATATATTTCAATAATTATTTTAAATTATCTATTATAATATTAATTAAATTTAATGGTAA